CTCGTCATCGGCATAGCCGCCGTCGTCGAGCGGGATCGCATTGAGGCTGATGGCGAGGTCGTTGATGTTCCAGTCCTTGAATCCCATAGCAACCTCCCCCTACAAAGCCGTGCGGACGGTCCCGTTGATGAGCACCTTGTGCACCGCGCCCTGCAGCACGAAGCTGAATTTGACGTCGGGCAAGACGCGCCCGGTGCGATCGTTGGGGTTGATCTCGGCGACCTTCGGAACGGTCACCGAGTAGGGCGCATCGCCGTCGATCAGCGTCGCGCTGATGCCCTCGAGGATCTGCCCGAGCACTTGGGCGCGCACGAGCTCGATGCCCTTGTCGGTGTAGGCGACCTTATCGTTGTTGGCGAGCAATGCCACGATGCGCTCGCTCACGCGCGCGTCGAACCAGTCGATGCCGTGCGTGATGTCGATGTACCGGCCCGATGCGGCGCGGCCGTCGAGCGTGAAGCCGATCCCCTTCACGTCCACATAGTAGTTGACGTTTTTGCCCCTGAGCACGCCGCGATCGCTGTCGCTGAGCGGCGACTTGTCCACGCCGGCGAGGCTCTTGTTGGCCCACGTCGCAGAGCCCGGTGCCTTGGGCAGCATGCGCCCTGCCCACGCGGCCGCAGCGCACTGCGCGGGCTTGCCGTGGTAGAGCGGCACGGTCCGGTTGTAGCCAGCGGTTTGCAGGTCGCTGCCGACGTCGTCGGAGACCGAGCCGCTCTTGATCTCAGAGTCGCTCGGATTGACGAACAGGATCACGGTCTGGGCCTCGGCCCACGCGGCGGCGGCCGTGATCACCGCGTCGCTGCTGTCATCCAGGAGCAGCCCATACCAGTCCGCATCATAGGCACGGATGGCCGCGAGGTCGGTGGCGATCCCCGGCGTCGAGTCGGGGGTGTCGTCCTTGATGGTGAGGTTCGGCGAAATGTTCTCGAAGCGATGCGCCACGTCGGCCGCGTCGCTCGCCACACTGACGTCGGTTGGGCTTCCCGTCGCAGTCAGGCTCGGTACGGCAGTGTTGATCTCGGCAGCCAACGACGCGGTGATCTCAGCGATGGTGGGTGTCGTGCTCGCGGTGACGCTCACGGCCACGCCGTCGACCTCCAGCGAGAACACCTCGTAGCCGACCGGCGTGCCCGGAGTAAGAGTGACCGTCTGCGTCGTGGCGCCCGCGCACTTGCCGACCTTGAACTGCGGCGGGCATGGGTTCTGCGACTTGAGCGCCAGGGCCGTTTTATAGATCGGGTGCGTCGTCGGCATGCTCAGCGGCGCGAGCGTCATCTCGTCGGCGTCGGAGAACGTCCGCACGAGCTCGGGCCAGTAGGTGTGGTAGCCGGCGATGAGCGGGGTGCCGAAGCCTGCCTGGGAAACAGCGGCGTCCTTGATCTCTATCGTTACGTTGACGACTTCCGACACGCTGCTCATGGCGTACGCCTCCTAGGGAATCGCTCGGTCGGCGATGATGATGGGGTCGACGTCTGCGGGGTCTCGCTTCACCGTGCCGCCCAGCACCACGCTCCCGATGGTCCCGGTGGGCGCGTCGGTCTCGGCGCTCACCCAGTTGAATGCGACGTCGAGCGCCGCCACCGACTCCTCGCGCTGATCATGCGTGCGGCCGAGGTCGACGAGCGCAAGGCTCTCGCGCAGCCCCACGCCGAGGCTGCGGAACGTCGCTTGCGATGACGGGAAGTACAGCCGCCCTCGCACCAGCTCGAGCAGCGCATACGCGCGGTAGGCCGGGCGCTGATCACGCGAGACGATCTTGCAGCTGAGCGTCAGGCGGCGGTTGCCGACCACCTCGATCGCGAGGTCGGCACCCAGACCGGTGGCGCGCACCTCGTCGGTGCCGGGCTCGGCCGACTGCCCGAGCAGCGTGAGCTCAGCCCATGGGTAGCTGCGCATGCCCACGGGGTCGCCTTGCCACGCGATCTCAGTGAGTGCGACGCCGCTGACGTCTGCGAACCATTGCCGGAGGCCGTCGTGTAAGAGCTGCCAATCCATCAGCCGCCCTCGACGCGATGGGTGATGGCTCCGCGCAGCTGCCCAGTGTCGACGAGCGGTGTGCTCGACCCCTTCCGCGCGATGGTTGATTCCGCGTTGCGCGGCGCGATCCCGTCAGCGATCCGCTGCTTAATGAGCCCGACGCCTTGCTGGCCGAGCAGCTCGAGCGCCTGGCCGGTCTGGAACTTGCCAATCAGCACGCCCTGCCCGAGCGCCGATGCGGTGCGCTGCAGCTTGGGGGCATGCTCGTCGATGGTCGCGCGGATGAAGCTGCGCTGTGGAATCACGATCTCGTTGCCGCGGGACGTCCGGATCACAGCGCCGAACTCGTGCACCACTGCCAGATCGACCACCGTCATGGGGGCGGCTTCGCGATGCGCGGCCGCGGCTTGCTGTCCCTGCACGCCCACGAGAGTGAACGCGCCGGGCGTCGACAGCTTGAGCACGCGGTCTTTGAGGGCGTCCCAGCCCGCGTCCTTGTTGGTGACTTTGAGGGTCGCGCCGCTCATCACACGACCATGGCTCCGACGACGGACTGCAGCATCTCGTTGTATCGGCGCTCGTATAGCGTGGTCGCGCCGTCGGGCTCTTTGTTCGGATCGAGGCGCGCGAACTCGCCGCCGGGCGAGTACGCGATCAGATGACAGGCTTGGTACTTCACCGCTTGGTCGTAGCTGGCTCCCCACCCGCTTGGGTAGAGTTGCCCAGACGCGTCGGAGATCTTGGCAGAGATGATCACGTCGCTCGTGTTCGCGAACTCCGGGAACTCTGTCTTGATCTGTTCGACGGTCACGGCCACCTTCGTTTACTCCCTATCGCCTCGACGTCCGAAGTGCCGACTCGGCGTGGGTTCTGCTGGGCTCGGCGCGGGGGGCGACGACGGTGGCGGTGGTGGCGACGGCGGGGGCGGCGGCGGCTGCGTCGGCGATGGCGCTTCGGTTGCGGTGCCGCCCTCGACCTCGATCTCCTTGCGCTCGATCCACCGCTTCACGACCGCGCTGCCGAGCGCGGCTTGGAACCGCTTGTGCTCCTCGTCGCTATCGAACGTCACAGCGATGCCGGGAGTGCCCTCGGCGGTGGGCGGCACGGTGATCGTCTGTCCGTTGCCGAACTGCAGCTGCTTCACATGCGCGGTCTTGTTTTTGATGGTGACTTGGTTCGCCATGATCAGATTCCATCCATGTAGACGGCGCCGAGCGGGTACTCGAACGCCACGCCGCCGATGCGCCCTACCGAGTTGATCTCGAACGATAGGTTCTTGTGCTGTGGCGGGAGCTCCTGCTGCTCTTGCGGGATCTCGAGGTGCACCACCGACGGGTTGCGCGGATACATGACTGCGCGCGGGTTGCCGCCGTCGGCGGTGGCGGCGAAGTGCCACCAGTCCACGTTGCGCACCGTCTGGGACTGCTCGAGGAACACCTTTAGGATCGTGTCCGTGGGGTTCGCAGGCGCCACGGTATAGAGCGGCGTCCGAGTGATGTAACGGTATTGGGCGAGCGGCAGCACCAGCGTGTCGGGGCTGAGCACGCCCTTGGTGGTGCTTATGATCGCGTCTTCCATCGCGATCAGATCGGCGAGGACTTCGGGCGGCTTTTTGTCCGCGCCGCCCCATGCAGACGAGGTGCCGGTGGCCGGCGGGGCTGCGTTGATCTGCGGTACGTTGGCGCTGTTGAGCAGGCCGGTGAGCCCAGTCTCTTTGATGCCGATGGCGGCGATCTCGTCGATCTTCGACTCGAAGCCCGTGCGCACTGCGTCGGCCTTGCGGGCGCGCAGCGGGACACCTGCGCGAGCGGTGCGGAGCAGGTCTAGCCAGCTCCATTCATAACCGAGTGCGATGGTCTCGATCGTGTGCGTGTACTTCTTGGCGAACATGGCGACCTTGGGGATGTCGTCGGCGTAGTTGGCGACGACCTTGGCCATGCCCGCGCGATCCCAGATCGAGTACGCCCAGGATTCTGCGCCCGGGTCGATTTCCGATGTGACCGGCACCAGGCTGCGCGCCTTGAACTCGGGGCGCTGCACGTCGACAGAGCGCGCGCGCATCTGCTCGAGCTGGTGCTCGAGGATCATGGTCTCGTTGGCGTCGAGCCGATCGACGCCGTAGAGCTCGGCGCGGTGCACGATCATCGCCGTATAGATGCGATCGAGTTCGACGGCATCGAGCCGCTCGCTCGAGAGCCGGCTGAGTTCGCCCGCGATCTGGTCTCGGCTGTAGGGCGCCAGTGTTTGAAGTTGCACGAGCATGGTGGTGGTGGTCTCCTTCGCGCGTCTTAGAACAGGTCGATCTCGACCAGCACGAGCGTGCCCGCGGTGGCATCGGTGAGAAAGATGGCGTGCGTCAGCTCCGCCGCTGAGGCGGTATCCACGTCGCCACGGAAGCTGCCGAGTTCAGTCCCGCCGGCGCCGGCAGCGAAGCGCACGAACGGGTGCGTCCAGCGCGCGACCGCGGACTCAGCCAGCACCCAGACCCGGCCGCGCCGGATCACTCCGATGGGCCGCGATGCCGGGAATTCGTCGCAGCAGCCCTCGCGGGTGGGATCGAGGAACGTGATGCCCATCGCGCCGGGCTTGGTGATCTCGGCCGCAGCGGCCGGCAGCTTCGCGGCGTTGCGGACCTTGCCGGCGGTCTTGTCTGCGGTGAGCAACTTGCCGACCTTGACCTCGACCTGTGGGATCACGGTATCGGTGTATTTGGTGAAGTCCTCGGTGACTAACCCGAGAACCGCCACCGGCTGCGCGTAGTCGTATGAGGTTTGCATCAGGGCCGGTCCTTGCTCGTGGCGAGCGGCTTTTGCCAGTCGGGGACGAAGGGGTCTCGCCGAGCAGCGGGGGTGGACTGCGTGCCGTTCGAAGTGGTGGCCGCGCGCGAGCGATCGAGCGCATCGTTGCGCCCGGTGCTCGCGTGCGCTGGGGCGGACTCGATCGCGTGATCGAACCGCGCGCTCACGTACTCGTCGCTCTTGCCCTTGAGATCGAGCTTGGCATCGAGCTTGGTGAGCACCGCCTCGTGGATCTGGCGGGGCGTCTGCCCGTCGAACTTGTGCTCGGCGGGCAGCACCTTGCGCGCTTGCTCGAGCAGCGTCGCTCGCGCATGCACTGCAGCGTCGACGCGCGCGGGGTCTGCGGCCGCCGTGAGCTGCTTTTTGACCTCGTCGTGCTCTTTGGTGAGCGCGTCGAGCCGGCCCTGCGCGGTGTCGCGCTCCTTGGTGCGCTCAGTGAGCGCGTCGTCGCGCTGCTTGAGCGCTTTCTCGATGACCTGCGCCCATTGCT